GTCATTCAACACCCACGCCTTGTCCTCATCACCGTATTTCAAGTTTTTATACGTGATGAACCCCTCGTGATAGAACACCGGTGTATCCGCACCCATCGCAATCATTACACCGCCCTTCATGGGTTGGGTAATCACTCGTCCACGCCTTCCACAGTTGAATCGCTTGAGTGTGCGATTCTTCTTCCACAGAACAGACTTCACGCAGACCGCAATCGGTCCTTTTTCATTTCGGAACGTCTTCTTTACCCGCTTGATACACTTGCAGAACTTCTGTGTTTGGTTAAGACCACCTTCCATTGTGTCAAACTCAGAAGAATATATCCTATCAAAGAATAAACTAAATGGGTGGCGGTCTTCTCCAACTCGTTGCTTATGGTGCTCAGGATGCCTACATCACAGGAAATCCTCATATCACGTTCTGGAAGGTGCTGTACAAGCGTCACACGAACTTCGCGATGGAGGCGTTCCGTGTCAACTTTACGGGCAAGCCCACGTATGGACAGCGCGTCGTCGCCGTCGTGAACCGCAACGCCGACCTGGTCTACAAGGCGTACCTGGAGGTCAAGTTGCCCGACACGACGACTGCAGTCATTAACGGTACCACGACGCCTATCCAGTGGACTGGCGCTTGGGAGCGCCGTCTGGGTTACCAACTCCTCAAGAAGATTGAGGTTGAGATCGGTGGTCAGATCATCGACACCCACTATGGTGAGTGGCTCTTCCTCTGGGAGAACCTGACGTCGTCGTTCGACAACTCCGTGAAGTTGGACTCGATGACGGGTGGATACCTGGGTGGATCTGTGACGACCAACGTCTCATGTGGCGGTCGCCCTAACATCCTCTACATCCCTCTCCAGTTCTGGTTCTGCCGCAATCCGGGTCTTGCTCTGCCCCTGATCGCCCTCCAGTACCACGAGGTTCGCTTCAACGTGACCCTGGCATCCGCGACTGACCTTGTGACGGCGGCGTCAGGACAGACGGTTGCGACGACTGGAGCAGCGCTCCCTCAGTTGACGGACATGGCGCTCTACCTTGACTACATCTACCTGGATGTGGATGAGCGTCGCCGCTTTGCCCAGCAGTCGCACGAGTACCTGATCGACCAACTCCAGTATGGTCTCCAGCAGACGCTGACGAACGCCTCGGGTCGCATTGACCTGACGCTGAACCACCCGGTTAAGGAGTTGGTGTGGGTCTTCCAGGACGCCCGCAAGACTGACTGCGGATCTACGCTGACTGCCAACGAGGGATTCACGCAACCGTTCAGTTACGATGACATCGTGAACCGCTGCCGCCTCCAGATCAACGGACAGGATCGCTTCGATGAGCGCTATGGCGACTACTTCTGGCGTGTCCAACCGTACCAGCACCACTCTGGTGGCGCCTTCTGGCCGATGCGCGCTCAACCGATTGCCCAGTCATCTACAACTGGTGCGACCATCAACTATAACGCCAATCCTTCATTGGGTTTTTCGATCACTGCTGATGTCCTCACGGCCAATGTAATCACTAGTGGAACGATCATTGAGGGCGCGCTTGTTACATCTAGCAACACCGGTGAGTTTTCCCCGGGCACGATCATCATTGCAAACGGCAGTGGTTCAGGCGGTACTGGAACCTACCAACTCAGTGAGGCGCCTCTCAAGACGGTTACAGGCAACCTGACATTCACCAACCCGAACGTTCAGTATGCTCCTCACGAGAACCCGATCAACGTGTACTCGTTTGCCCTCCAACCCGAGGAGCACCAACCGTCTGGCACGTGTAACTTCTCGCGCATCGACACGACCACGCTCGTGTTCGACAGCATCACTGAGGCGGGTCTTGCTCGCCCTACCAAGTCGACGCCGTTCAACTTCCGCATCTATGCCGTGAACTACAACATCTTCCGCGTGATGTCCGGCATGGGCGGTCTTGCCTACTCCAACTAAGAAGGTAGAACATGATCAAGAACAATCTTGAGATCCTTCAACTCAGTCTTCAACTTCTCTAAATAAAGAATAGCATCCATGTGCTCCTCTTGCGCATGAGTAATCCACTCAAGGATAGAAAGGTCCTTACGGTCAAGGTCCGTTCCATACTTTGCTTTCCCAAACTCCGAACGCTTCTTAAACTTCTCAATCACAGCGGTCACAATACTATCCATTTTTATAAGTAGTAGTGTCAATGCTGAAAGTCATTATCGTCTGTCTTGTACTTCTATTTGTGTTCAGTGTACTTTCCAATCCTGTCACGTACTTCAGAAAGGAGTCTCCCACTACACGTTTGTATTCGGAAGGCACCCGTGAAGTCCTAAGGTCTGCTGGATCATTATCGGCGCCGGAAGACCCTTCGCAGGGCATTTTGCGTGGTCTCGACCAAGGATATGTCCCATTTCGTGTGAGATAACATACTGACGGTATCCGTTGAGATCCTGACCGCTCGCCTTTGCGCCATGAATCCAACGCTGAACATTGATATGCATCTGGTGACCTCCCAACTCTGCACAGGACAACGTATGGTCGCATCCTGCATCCTTCAGTCCCTTCAGAGATGAGAGATGGATGAGCACTTGGGGTTTGTCCTTGACCATAACGAACTTATATCCCTTTGATTCCCAACCATTTGGGTCTGCAAGGCATATTGCGACGTCTTCCGTAAAACTCTTCAGTGGAAAGTCCACATCGGGATCAACGACGACCTTGTAGGTGATCCTTCGTCTTACAGACTTCAACCCTTCCATTAAAAATGGATGTGATTTTATCTATTCTCTCATCGGTATCCAAGATGCCTAAGTGTAGTCATTGCAAGAAGAAGACCCACCTCGAGTTCAAGTGCCCCTGTTCGACCGACAAGGTGTTCTGCGTGAGATGTCGCACGACCGAAGTCCACCTTTGTGACGTTGTCTACAAACCCATCGTGTTGCTGAAGATCGAGAAGGAGAAACTTGAGAAGATATGAAAAAATAGATGAGAGATACAAATGCACTTCCTCTTTGAAGCGGTCCTCGTTGGACTCTTCCTTTTGCCCATTTTCTATGTTGCTGAGCGCGCTGGGTTCTCCAAGTGGGTCACTGTGTTCCTCGCAGGCGCCCTTTTTCACTTGACTGCAGAGTTGACTGGAATCAATCATTCGTATGTACTAACCAAGTGCTAAGCAGGATGAGAACATCATCGTAGTGTCCAAACCCATGTCCGCAGAGATGTCCTGCAAACCTCCTCCTCTTTGTGTCTAGATCTCCAGTGTTAACGATCGAGTTCTCAAAGATATCAATCGCCAACCGCAGTGTAATGAACGCATTATCTGCTGTTGTCCAAGGTTGGTACGGGATATACTTGCGCATGTTCTTGTGCGTCTGATCATCGTAAGGAACAGACAGTTGGACGAGGTGCTGGGTGAGAGTAAGAGAGATCTCCTTGTTGAGAATAGACGCCATTTTGATACTCTCTATTTATTGTCGTGAATCAAATCCGTTTTAGCAAATGACGAGCAACATGTTCGACAACATTCACATTCACAGAGTTCCCTAGTTGCTTGTATGCAACCGCATCCTTCTCTGGCAGAATATGATCATCTGGGAAACTCTGAAGACGCGCACACTCTCGCGGTGTGATGTAGCGACCCTTTGAACCCACAATCGATGTCTGAACAATCGCAACAAGAGTTGGAAAGTCTGTTGCGTTCTTGATTCTGATCCCTGACTGCCTCAACTGAATGTAGTGATTGTCAAGAACAGTGTCTGTTGCCTTCATTGTTCCCGCTTGCCACTCAAGTTTCGCATAAACCTTCCTCTTTGCAAGAGTCTCCTTATGCTTCTCCATCCATGCATCCCAGACTTCCTTGTGCGCCTCGTAGATTGCCCTGTTCTTCTTGATGTAGGTCTTCTTCCAACCCTTGAGTCCAGGAGCATCTGGATCCTCTGTGAAGTACTCCAGAATGATAGGGACACCTAGAGGAGTTCCTGCTAGAACAGGGATCATCTCGTTCCATGCATCGCACACCTTCTTGAACTCGGGTTTGATGTCGTACTTCTTCTCCGCCTTCTTCTCTAGAATGACAACCTTCTCCTTTACTGGTTCAGGAGGCGGTTCAATCTCGCCAATGTCCTTCCTGACTCCCATAAAATACACACGTTCGCGCTTCTGAGGAACCCCGAACATGTGTGGACTCAGCACGACATGCTTCATGTTGTACCCTAGATCATCAAAGACCTTCATGATTGTCTCAAACACAGCACCCTTCTGCACCTTGAGGATATGCTTGACATTCTCAAGAAGCAGATAACTAGGTTTCTTTGCCTCTACGATCCTCGCAATCTGATAGAAGAGAGTCCCACGAGTGTCTTCGAGCGCCCCTCGCCGCCCCGCATTCGAGAACGGTTGACAAGGGAACCCTCCACACAGCACATCGTGGTCTGGGATATCTTCGTTCTTCAGTGCGTAGATATCACCAAACGGTCTCATTCCAAAGTTACGCTCATACGAAGTCTGACAGTTCTTGTCAATGTCTGAAGCAAGTACACACTCTCCTCCTAACTTTTCAAGTGCACGATGAAACCCACCCATTCCACAGAAGAGGTCGATGAACTTGAAAGGCATGTTAAAAAGATTGTATATGGTAGATGCATATCCGTTTTGTTTTCAAGTTTACGCAGTCATATCAACATCAGTTGCCAAGATCCGTAGGGACACTAACAACCTGACGACTCTCTGCCATCGCCTTCTTCACTTGTGCAAGGGCGAGTTGGGTGATACTCACAATAGGAACATCAGGAATCGACTTGGGAAAGTCAACTGACACCTTGTACTCTTCTGGCAGTTTGGGGATGAACGCAGCGAGGAACCCTGACTTGAAACTCAGATTGGACTGCGTGTCCTTCTCACCCTCTGCTACTGCCTTCTTGTTGTAGACCTGCCTGTTGAGGGTAGCAAG